ATGGATAAAATATTGGAAGACGACGAGGCCGAGTTCGTACCTAATATAGAGGACGATAACTCTATACAAGAAGACGAAGAGATAGAGCTAGACGAACTATCTAAAGAATTTGTAATAATGCTCATTGATAGGTGCATTCAGTTTATGGATGCTCTTGTAGGACACTCACTGCACCCTTATCAATTGCCTCTAGCAAGGCGCATTATTGAATCCGTAATAATCAATGACGGTGAGGAAATCACAGCTTTAGCTGCCCGTCAGAGCGGTAAATCAGAAACCATTGCTAATACAGTTGCTACACTGATGGTTCTTTTACCGCGCCTTGCGAAGATGTACCCAGAGCTACTTGGTAAGTTTAAAAACGGAATTATGATAGGTATGTTTGCCCCTGTAGAGGGGCAGGTTGAAACTCTGTTTGGTAGAACAGTTAATAGACTTACCTCCGAGCGCGCTACTGAAATCCTAGGTGACCCTGAGATTGATGACAACTTAGGGCGCGTAAGCGGAGTAAAGCGAAAGATCATTCTTAAAAACTCTGGTAGCAGTCTAACCATGATGACGGCGAACCCCCGCGCTAAAATTGAATCAGAATCCTTCCATCTCATTGTTATTGATGAGTGCCAAGAGGCTGATGACTTTGTAGTTTCTAAATCTATCTCCCCAATGTTGGCTTACTACTCAGGTACTATGGTTAAGACCGGAACCCCTACAACAAGCAAGAATAACTTCTATAGAAGTATCCAATTAAATAAGCGCAGGCAGACTTCAAGAGGGCGCAGACAAAACCATTTTGAGTGGGACTATAAAGAAGTATCTAAAGTAAATGCTAACTATGCAAAGTACATAAAGAAAGAGATGCTGCGCATTGGTGAGGACTCGGACGAGTTTCAGATGTCCTATTGCTGTAAGTGGCTTTTAGAGCGCGGTATGTTTATTACTTCCTCCATTATGGATGAGCTTGGAGATACATCAGCGGAGTTGGTACACGCTTGGCAGCGGACCCCAGTTGTAGTTGGTATAGACCCTGCGCGTAAGATGGACTCTACAGTAGTAACTGTAGTGTGGGTTGATTGGGACCGCCCAGATGAATTTGGATACTTTGACCATAGAATCTTAAACTGGCTAGAGCTTCAGGGCGACGACTGGGAAGACCAGTACTTTCAGATAGTCAGCTTCTTATCTAACTATGATGTGCTTGCGGTTGGGGTAGACGCTAACGGAGTAGGTGACGCTGTGGCTCAGCGCTTAAAACTATTACTACCAAGAGCAGAAGTGCACTCTATTGGAAGTAGCCAACCTGAACAGTCAAAGCGTTGGAAACACTTAAAGGCCCTGATTGATAGAAGAATGCTTAGTTGGCCTGCCCATGCTCACACCCGTAGGCTAAGCAAGTGGAGGCGCTTTTACCAGCAAATGACTGACCTAGAAACTAAGTTCACTGGTCCAAACTTTATGGCAGCCGCTCCTAATGAAGCCCACGCACACGATGATTACGCTGATTCTTTAGCTATTGCATGTTTCTTGACACTTGACCACACCATGCCTTCGGTAGAAGTTTCGAGTTCTCCATTCTTTTCTAGATAGTTACTCGTTTACGCTGAAATTTACGGCAATTACAGTCAGACTTTTACATGAAGTACTTCAAACTTTAGGAGTTATTAATGACAATTGCACCAGCACCTAGGTTCCCAGAAAATGCGGAAACCGTATATGACCGCAAGTTATCGCCAGCTATGCCTGGGCAACGCGGACCTCTTCGCTTTGAAGAAGGCATTGCTACAGACACCGACGTCCCACAAGAGTTTACAAACGGAGCTATGCAAGGCTACATGCCTGCACCAGGCCGTCCGAACCGCAACGTTAACGTATTTGAGAAGCTTCCAGAAGAGACTATGCGCGAACGCGCACACGTTGGCTCTGCTTCTTGGGTAGAAGCCCCAAATTATCTACAAGAGTTCGCAGCCGGTGGCTTTGCTGACCACGGAGATAATCGTATTGAGGAAGTATTCCGCAATGGAGCTCACCAACAACTCGGTAACGCTGCAGTAGTTACTGACTAAATAGGAAATCTAGCCCCCCGCCGCCCCTTGGGGTTGGCGGGGCTTTTCCCAAAGGATAACTATGGCACTCATTAGAGGTAAAGAAGTTAAGGAAGGTCCTAAACAACTTCCGGCAAACCCTAAATTATGGAACATGATTACTACCCAAGCTCTTACAAAGTTCTCTAAGAAGTCCCCCGCCCGCTCCAATTGGGTTCATGCCAAGTACCTGCAAATGGGTGGGAAGTTCGTTAATTCTAAGTCAGAGATTGATCCTCGTTTTCGGGACTATGTTCAGGAAAAGAGAGATAAAGAAGAAGCTGCAGCTAAAGCTAAAATCAAAAAACCTATACTTTAAAAGATTAGTGTGGCTAATGTCACATCAAGTTGTTGTTGCATATTTATTAATGATATGATATGCACATGAATGAAAGAGGTAATTAGTGAGCGGTGTTGATTTCTCACCCCCTAGTTATCGGGCAGCGTCCTCCGACTTAACTATTTCCATCTCCCCACTGGGGTTAGTAGAGCTAGCAGATGAAGAGTTTGAGGTACATGGTCCGCGCCTAAACCGTTACTCACTTAACTGGGCAATGTATCTAGGGCATCACTATTCTTATAGGCGCCAAACAGGTGAGACCCAATTAGCTCTTAACTACTACAGAGCTTTTTCTGACTTTATTATTAACTTTACATTTGGTAAGGGCGTTAGCTTCCGAAGCCCTAAAGAGACAGAAGCTATTATTCCTGACATATTAGAGCGTGTTTGGGAAGTAGATAACAACAAAGCAACAGTTCTGTGGGAAATCGGGCAACAAGGAACCGTATCTGGCGACTGCTTTATCAAAGTTGCATACGAAGAGCCTTATACAGACCCAGCTGGACGCTTACACCCAGGACGAGTGCGCGTTCTACCTCTTAACTCTAGCTTTGCTTTTCCAGAGTTCCACCCCCATGACCGTGAACGTCTTATTAGATTTAAGCTTAAATATCGTTTCTGGGGCACGTCTTTAGAAGGAACTCGTCAAGTGTTTACTTATACGGAGATCCTTACGGACGACATAATTGAGGAGTATATCAACGATGAGCTTATTGACTCGCGCCCTAATCCACTCGGCACTATACCTGTTGTTCATATTCCAAACGTTCGTATTAGTGGTAGTCCTTGGGGTATTAGTGATTGTTTTGACATTATCAACATCAATAGAGCTTATAACGAAACTGCTACTGACATTGCCGATATCGTTAATTACCACGCTGCGCCAGTCACAGTTATCATTGGAGCAAAAGCTTCCCAGCTCGAAAAGGGAGCAAACAAAGTCTGGGGCGGACTTCCGAAAGACGCTAGAGTCGAGAATCTTGAAGGCGGATCACAAGGTCTAAAGGGCGCTATGGACTTTCTTCTAATGATGAAGAAGGCCATGCACGAGATGGTTGGCGTACCAGAGACAGCACTTGGTCAAGCGCAACCTATTTCAAACACCTCTGGCGTTGCACTTTCTATCCAATTCCAGCCGTTGATGAACCGCTATCACCAGAAGATTATTCAGTATGCGCATGGATTAGAGCGCGTTAATGAACTTATTATCCTTAACCTTGCGCTAAAAGAACCAGAAGTATTTGTGTATGACCCAAATACTAACCAAGTACCACTAAAGGCTGGTCAGCTAGCTCAATTAGACTTTAATGACCCATTAACATATCGGTCCTATGTTCACTTCCCACAGCCATTGCCATTAGATAAGTTAATTGCTCTTAACGAAGTCCAAACAATGCTATCACTTGGCCTTGAATCTAAAGAAGGCGCTCTTCGTTTCCTAGGCGAAGAGTTCCCTGCAGAAAAACTTACAGAAATCCGTCAAGAACTACAAGACGATGCTCTTGCAGATGGCGCTTTAAAGCTTATTCAAACACAGATTGAACAAGACATTCTTACACTTACAGGGCAACTACCAGGAATGGCCGCTCCTGGCGGCGCACCTGGCGCACCCGCACAAGCAGGTGCTGACGGTCAGATAGCCCCACAACAAACAAATCCAGCAATCATGGACCCTGCAATGATAGAGGCCCAGGTAGGCGATCAAGCGATCAGAACCAAGCTGGTAACAGATGCTTACGGAACTAAATTACCTCAGAGAAGGGTTCCGCAAGGTTACCAAAAATAAATCTATTTAAGCAGACATTTGGCAATTAAGTTGTCAAAATAAAGATAGTAATACACACGTTAGGTCACTCGGGCTACGCCGCAAGGCATTTGGAAAACGACCCCTAGGACAAGGACAATACTATGTCGGAAACTGCAAACGTAATGGCTGAGGCTTTTGAAGCCGAATCCGGAAGCACCCCAGTCGTAAATGTGTCGGGCGTTGACGCGCCTACTGTTACAACTAAAACAACTGAGGCTAGAAATCCAAAGTTTTATACTGACGAGGACTTAGCCAAGGTTCGTTCACAGGAAAAAGAAAAACTATATCCTGAAATAGATAGATTAAAAGAAGAAGTTTCTATCCTTAAAAAAGAACGAGAAGAACAAGCAGCTCTTAAAGAGGCTCAAGCAGCAGCGGAAGTTGCTGAAAGAGAAGCTAAAGAACGCGAAAAGCTTGAAAACGATTTGGACGCCAAAGAGTTTGCAAAGTTTACCGCGGAAGAGTTGCGTGAGCAGTTGGCTCGTGAGCGTCAAGAACGTGAAACGGCCTTCGCTCTTCTGGAGCGCGAACGTCAGTTTGCAAGCTTGCAAGATTATCGCCGTCAGGTAATTGAGCAAGAAAGAGAAAACATTATTCCGCAACTTATCGGGTACATTCAGGGAAATACTCCTGAAGAGATACAAGCGAGTGTGGAATCCCTTAAAGAACAATCTGCAAGCATTATGCAGGATGCACTAAGTGCGACTCAGAATGCTAGAAAAGAGATGACAGGGACAAGGGCAACCTTCCCTTCATCTGAACCTTTGGACACTAACTCGGAATCACGCCAGTTCTCCGCGCAAGATATTGCGTCTATGTCGGTTAATGATTACGGAAAAGTACGCGAACGCCTATTGAGTGAAGCTGCTCGTGGACGTAATCGCGGTCTTCTAGGTTAAAAACCAGCAATTTAAACCTAACTAAAGAAAAGGAATTACCTAAAAATGGCTTCAGGTATCACAGGAACAGGCAATCTTGCCGCCGCACCTACAGCTTACTCAGGTACAAACACCCAGCTAACTCAAGCGATTCAGACAATCTGGTCCAAGGAAATCTTGTTCCAGGCTATGCCTATCCTTCGCTTTGAACAGTTTGCAGTTAAGAAGACTGAGCTCGGT